TGTGCCATAAAATGTCAGTGACGAGTGTAGATTTACCAGTATTACGCTTACCAACAAAAACACATACTTTATCATCCGCCATGGTGGCTGGATTAAATTTACGTAATCGTAGATCCATCTATAATACCGCCCCGTTTTATTTCATAAAATTTTACTCACATCTAGTAAGAATGGCGGGTAAACTTCAAATCGCCATAACAGGAACCCAGGACCAGTGGCTCACAGGTGCTCCTGAGATTTCGTATTTTACGTCTATATTTAAAAGACATAGCCAATTCTCTACTGAGGCAGTACAATTACCTCTTTCGGGTGATATACAATTAGGAAGCTTATTAAAATGTCGTGTACCCAGCAACGTGGGAGATTTGGTTAGAAGTACTATACTTAAAATAGAAATAGACACTCTTTCAGGGAGTGCGACTGACACTTCTAATCTATACAATACGTCTATAGGTACTCATGTTATTCAGTACGCCGATTTGAAGATAGGAGGACAAACAATAGAACGTATAACCGGTGATTTTATATACATGTATAATCAATTGAATAACAACGTAGATGAAACTGGAACAACTTTATATTACCTAACTAGTCATAACAGGTTATCTAATCCAACTACAGAATTATATGTGCATCTTCCATTTTATTTCTTCAGGAACCCGAGTTTAGCTATACCCGTGTGTGCTATAACTAAACAACTCGTGGAAATAGATATAAAATTCAGGGATGTCGACGACGATATATCTTTTAACTACACATCATCAAATTCTATAAATGTAAGAAAAAGAACTACAAATGGAGGTATAAAAAATGCTTCCATCATAACAGATTTTTATTTTGTTTCTGAGGATGAACGAAACTTTTTACTCACGAGACCCATAGAATATTTAATCACACAATTGCAAGTATCTAAATTGGAATATAAACCAAATGAATCAAAAAAATCCGCACTTTTAAAATTTAAAAATCCAGTCAAAGAGATGTTTTTTATGGCAAAAGAAGAATATTCTGAAAATCCTTATCAAGTAGAATGGTACCAAGTAGGAACCGATCTAAATGGTTCAGGAGGTGAATCATTTGGATCGTCGGTTGCTATGAGTTCGGATGGAAAACGTATAGCTGTAGGAGCTATGAACCATAGTAGCGATGATGGTGAAGTACGCGTGTACGATAATGTGGGGGGTCAATGGACACAAATAGGACCATCTATTCCCGGTGCTGCTAACGAGAGGTTTGGGCAATCTATCTCTATATCTTCGGATGGTATGCGAGTAGCCGTGGGCGCAGCTTGGGGTACTGTAACGATAAAGGTTTACGAATACTCAAACGCGACTTGGAACAAAATATTTGAAGCGAGTGGGGTTTCGGGTGATCAATTCGGAAAAGTAATTTCTATATCATCAGATGGTAAACGTGTTGCGTCTGGTGCGTTAAGTGATACTTCAAACACTGGATATGCTCGTGTTTATGATATAGATTCTCAAACATTATTAGTTCAATTAACTGGTGCGAGTACCAATGAATATTTTGGTTCGTCCGTTTCCCTGAATTCCGATGGTACACGATTAGTTGTAGGTGCTGATCAGTATCAGAATGGTAATGGTTATGTAAAAATTTATACAGAATCCGGGGGTTCATGGTCACTCCTGGGTTCACAAATTTCGGGAGAAAGTAATAATGATAGATTTGGATACGCAGTTTCAATCTCTTCAAATGGAAATCGTGTCGCCATAGGAGCATATGTACATGCTAGCAATCGAGGACATGTCCGTATTTACGAATATTCGGGTGGTACTTGGAATAAAATTGGAATTGATTTAGACGGAGAAGGTTCTGGTGATGAATTTGGGTTTAGTGTATCATTATCATCTAACGGTAAACGTGTTATGGCCGGTGGTCCATTGTATGAGAGTGATGATAGAGGTGTTGTGAAAGTGTATGAAGAAACCGGTGGAACTTGGAATCAAGTATTTTCGAATATTGTGGAAGGAGCGGGTGATAAAATGGGGAGAGTTGTATCCATGTCGAGTGATGGAAATGTTATAGTTGCAGGTTCTAGTTTGGCTACAAGTCAAGATGGAAAAGTTGTGGTATACACTTGTGTGGTGTTTGAAAATCGTCTCATGAATACTACAACAAATGATCAAGCTTTAACACCCTTATCTATAACAATTCCTGGTATCGGTGATACGTTTCAGATAACAAAGAGAGGTCAAAACATCCTTGGTGAGGCTGCTGGCGACGGGTTCGGGCGGTCGGTATCTATATCATCGGACGGCACACGTATGGCAATAGGTGCAGAATTAAACACCAACAACACAAATTCTTACTCCGGTCATGTGCGCGTGTTTTATGACGACGATGGAACATGGACTCAGGTGGGCGACGACATTGACGGTGAGGCTGCGTATGACAAATCTGGCCGCCGCGGTTCCGTATCTATATCCTCGGACGGCACGCGCCTGGCGATCGGCGCTTACGGGAACGACGGTGCGGGGTTCGGAGCGGGCCACGTGCGTGTGTATCAGGATGTCAGTGGGACATGGACCCAAATGGGTCCGGATATCGATGGTGAGGCTGCGGGCGACGGGTCCGGGCAGTCGGTATCTATATCATCGGACGGCACACGCGTGGCGATAGGCGCACCTTTTAACGACGCCGAACCGTACGCCGGGCATCCGAGCGGTGTGTCAGCGGCCGGCCACGTGCGCGTGTATGATTGGGACGGGTCTCTGTGGACACAAGTAGGCACTGATATCGACGGTGTGGCTGCGGACGACCGAACCGGTTCGTCTGTATCATTGTCCTCGGATGGAACGCGCATGGCGATCGGCAGCCCTCGGCAGACCGATTCGAGCTTACGGTCCCAAGTGCGTATGTATGAGTGGAGCAATGTGGGTGGAGATTGGGCCCAGTTGGGTCAAGGTATAGACTGTGAGGCTCCAGGCGACCTCTCTGGATATTCACTTTCGATGTCCTCAGATGGTACGCGTGTGGCGATCGGCGCAATCAATAACGACGGTACCGACACTGGAAATTCGACATCTTATACATTGGGCAAAGGCCAAGTGCGCATATTTGAGTATGTCAGTGGGACGTGGACCCAAGTGGGCTCAGACATCGACGGTGATGCTGTGGGCGACCAGTTAGGGTTCTCAGTATCATTGTCCTCGGACGGAACGCGTGTGGCGATAGGAGCACCTGGACAGGTACATCAATGGGCCGGAACTGGTGGTGGTGATACCGGATATGTGCGAATTTATTATGAAAGTTCTGGGTCATGGATCCAGTGGGGCTCAGATATAAACGGCGAGGCTTCTGGCGACCACTCTGGATATTCACTTTCTATGTCTTCAGACGGTACGCGCGTGGTGATTGGTGCGCCCAGTAAGTTTAGCGCGACGCCACAAGTTCCCGGCTATGTTCGCGTGTACTCTTTGTCTGAAACTAGCAATTCAGATCAAACCATTAACACAATCTTAGCAGGTAAACGTTCCGATTATAGATCTATAAAGAATATAAAATTTGATTGTAATGGTGAAACCATATTTGATCAAAGTGGGCAATATCTCGCATACGAACAATCACTTCGTCATCATACAGGATGTCCGGACCCCGCGTATGAATTTTATATGTACTCATTTTCTCTCCAACCCGAGATGTATTACCCCACGGGACAATTGAATATGAGTCGTATAATACACAAAAAGATAGATGTTGAATTGGAAGATGTATCATCAGTATCAAAAACTAACCTATCCATCTATGCCCAAAATTACAATGTACTTCACGTAGAAAGTGGTTTAGCGGGCTTAAAATTTTAACGTATAGTATTAGGAATGGCGGGACGATTACAACTCGCCACGAAGGGTACTCAGGATATATTCTTCACAGACGATCCAGAGTACACACACTTCGTAAAAAATTTCAGGAAACATACAAACTTCGCGAAATATGAAGTAAACCATGAATTAGATGGAAATCTAGAATATGGAAGTACTTTAAGATGTACGATTCCTAATAATTGTGGTGATCTCATAAAAAACGTCAGCGTTCAGTTCGAGCTTCCACATCTCACGTTTGGTACTACGTATACATACATAGAATCTATAGGTCATGCGTTGATTGAATATGTGGATTTGATCATAGGAGGTCAGGTTATTCAGAGAATACCAGCAGATTGGCTCCAGATACACTCCGAAAACTACATAACTCAGACGAAACAGACGAACTTGTCTAAATTAATAGGTAAATGTCCAGATGAACTTTCGGGAACAAATGTGAGTGATACAACAATACAAGGATATTTGGGAACTGCAACTACTTCCCGAAAATGTATAGTAGACATACCTTTTTATTTTTATAATAATCCGGAATTGTCTATACCTTTATGCGCACTTACCCAGCAAGAATGTGAAATAGAAATTAAATTAAACACCAGAGGAAAGTGTATAACAGATTTACCGGTGAGCGCTTCGCCCAATAATACGACATTCGTTGTTACTACTAATGGTTCGTCAGCTTATCTGATAGATGGTGCTACCCACCCCATTCTTACATTGTTAAAAGGAAATACGTATAATTTTACATACAATAAATCTGGACATCCTTTCGCGTTGAAAGATACTGGTGGGACATCATACGTGAATGGTTTAAGTTCAACAACGGATCCAGCAACTTTTACAGTTCCACTAGATGCACCAGATACGTTGAAGTATTATTGTACATCACACGCGGTTATGACCGGAACTATAAATCTAATTTCTCCAGGTATATATGATGTGGGTATAAGCTCGATGTCTCTCCAGACAGAAATGGTACAACTCGGAGACCCAGAGCGGATAAAATACCAATCCGAAGAAGTGAATCATATCATAACACAACTTCAAGTGAGTAGGGATATAATTCCAGCCAATACAAACCCTTTTAAACATAGAACCGAATTTATAAATCCAGTCAAGGAATTATTTTTCGTTATACAGAGAACCAGTGTATCAAATCCGTTCGATTACGATCACCCGAGTCAAATTTTAAACAATGAATACATTTCCTACGAAAATTTACGAAGTTTGGAGATGACACTAGACGGTGAAGTCATGTTGAATGAAAAGACGGGTAAATTCATAAACCTTCGAGCTGTTCAGAGTGGTATCCATCATTCCCGAACGCAATTATTTAGACGATTTTACTCATATAGTTTCGCATTAGAACCAGAAAGATGGTACCCCACAGGTCAAAGAAATTTCAGTATGATCAAAAACCAAAATTTCAATTTTGACTTGAACGCTTTGTCAGAAAATAGAGAGCTTAGAGTTTATGCGCTAAGCAATAACATACTAGAATTTAAAGATGGAGTCGCAAAACTTCGCTTCAACTCTGGAAAAATCGGCAATTGAGATTATAACACCGGTATTGGAACACTCCGTGGTTCTCTCAGGACAATACGCTAAAGCGTGTGGTAGAGATACCATACTAGGAAAAGATATGGAATATTGTATGAAATATTGTGCCATGAACACGGTCGGTAATAAGATAGGTTCCTATTTTCCAGACATTTACGACGAGGAGGAATCGGATGATGAAGAAATCGAAGTCGTAGATGAAGTGGAAGAGGATATTCAATTCGAACCTTATTCAGGCAGTGATGTGAATATGCTCGCTATAAACGATGCGTATGATGCGTGGGAAGCATGGAAGCCGACTAACCCGTCAGAGAAGATGATAAAAAATGCTATTGATAGTAATGAGCACCTCTGAATTACCAGAGGGATGGACCGATACAAATTATAAATCATTTAAAACGGTAGACAACTCATCAGAATCGAGTCTCTCAGACGAAGAAGATTCCGATGATGAGGAAGAAGATGGGGATGAAAAAATCAAGGGGTACAGGAAAGAAAAATATAAAAAATTAGTCTTTGTTGAAGAGTTATTACCAGAATAAAATCTTAACCTATTATAAAATGTCTAACCCTGCCGCTTCCGAGGTACTCGCTTCCATCTCCCGTGAGCTCGAGACTCAGTCTCTCAATGCCGTTGTTGCGGGTTTCTCCTTCGCGGCTGCCCTTTCTTGGATGGACCTCGTTCGATGGGGTATTCACCAGATCGTGCGCGTCCAGAAGAATGGTGGTCTTAACTACGCTCTCACCGCGCTGTTCACCACTCTCCTCTCTGTTCTTGTATTCATGCTTATCTCCCGCGTATCCACTCGCGTCAAGAAGCCCGCTTCTCCCGTTTTCGCCATCACTCGCTAATTTTTTTAGGTCGAGTAAGCAAAATGAACGCTAAACCGACAAATACTATCAGGAAAATGTATACATACCCTTTCCACCTATCCGGATCTTCCATTTCAGGGATGCGTACAGGTGGTGGTAAAGAGAAATCTTTAACGACCTTAGGTGTCGTATATAATTTATCTGTACTACATTCGATATTTAATTTTAGTATATGATTAGCGTTTCTAAAATTGTATGGGATTAAACGATTATTACTACTGTAAAAGAACTGTATACGTAATTTTGATATGTTTTGTGTACCCGTGTCAAAATTATGCTCTACCGCATCATCAGAACCCGAATAGTTAATAACGTCCCCACACATGAGAATACGCCCCGTGTAGAAAGGTGTATCAGAATATACGGTTTTATTTAGTTCGTCGGCGCCGTTGCTGATTTTTATGACGAGGGCATCTGGACCCTGTAAATTAAGACTTCCAGTTGTTAACGTATTATTCACCGATGTGACATTACTCGCGGGAAGACCTAAAATATCGTGCGGCGTTGTTTTTCCACTTACAGCGACACTAGAGTGATACCCATTTGTACCACCATAAAAATTAAACGTAAACTGGGAAGAACCAGTAAATGTTATATCATTTTTATCTTTATCATACGCCACAGTTATGCCAGTTAATTTACTATCTAATTCAGTAGCTAAAGTTCTCCCGCTATAATTGCCATTGTCAAGT